CTCCCTTTCTTCTATACGGAATCATTCTAGCTGGTCCGTAGTCCGTAGGAGCTTGTCCTACTGGGTGCAAGATAGGTGGTAAAGTAGAGAGACTGTTCCTGTCTATGCGGGAGTCCCGTTCTACTTTTACTTGATTTTGTATTCCGCGCAGTAGATCAGGAGCAGTCATTGTATCATAAAGACGTTTAGAATCCTCCGAAAGTTTAGTTACTACTATAGGATAATCCTCGTATCCATTAAGTAATTCATGTATAGCAAAGGCAGGAGCCTCGTTGTTTCCGCTAAAAAGTCTATGGAATACCGTGTAATATATCCCTTCTGAACCATCCTCTGGGTCGATTAATCTTTGGTATCCATAGATTAGTTCAACTAAATCCTCTGTCTCGTATCCGTAATCCGATATAAGATTACTTCTTTGACCTTCTTGTTCTTTCTCTATGCTTTGAACATCTACGCCTCTGTACTTATCTATCATTTCCTGAACGAAGTCCGCATCCCATCCATCAGTAGTTACTTTGAGTTCTAACTCCTGTGGTGTATAGTAGCTTCTCCAAAAACAATATGGAGCCCTTTGCGGATCCGTTACATACGGGGGTAAAAAGAAATCGTGATCTGGAGCTAGGGTTCTTACGTCTGGTGCATTTACTGCTCTTCGTACTATAGGCAACTCCGCAGCTCCATTATTTCTTAGATCCTTGATTGCTTGCTTTGCGCGTTTTTCTGTTATGCCTTCAAAGCTGGATCCAATAAGTTCTATAATAGTCTCATCTGCATCACCTTGCTGTATAGCTCTAGCTATAGTTGGAGCTATTTGAGCAATCTGCGAAAGATCTAAGGACTGCAAAAACTTTCTGTCCTCTCTTTGCCAGCCTACGTGAGTAATAAGTATACCTCTTTCTAGTAAGTAGTTGCATCCTAGTTCCATCTCTTGATGAAATCTATTAATGTACCCAGAGCTTATCATCCATTTTAAAAAGCTGGATACAATCTTTGATCTAGGTACATCCCCTATTTCTACTGGAAAAGCAGTTACATTTGCTCTATTTAGAGCGGACATAAGAAGGGCAACTAAACGTGTAATACGCTCATCAATAACATGCGCCTCCATATCCGATGCTCCCTCAAAAGGAAAAGCATCCGCTCCATGTTTTCTATGATCCCTTGTCTTTCCATTCCAATAATTCCTACGATTGTCATAGGAGTCACGGCAAAGATCAAAATACGGTTCTAGTTCATTGATCGTTTGCTCATAGGCATGACGCAGGTGATCAACATTTGGCTCATCGGTTATGTACGTCAATGAGTCTGAAATATCACTTGTTTGCATATTCGTTATTCTATCACGGGGATCAAACTATTTTTGGCATAATTATCATGTACTTATCTGGATCGTACTCTTCTACGTGTAGTACTTGATGCGCCCTTATTTTTCCTTTTAACTTTCTTGGTATACTTGCTGGTATACAGCAAGCCTTTTCTTTAATATAAACAAAAGCAAATCTTGGATTCGGTGCTATGTTTCGTACCCTGCCCCTGTATACCTTTGGTCTAGCAATCTCCAGCGGGATATTGTCATCCAGCATCGCTTGACCCATTTCTGTTACCCAAGTGTTTCTGCCTTTTCCGCTGAATGCACTTTCATCTAGTTTATTAAAAGCAATATCTTTTGCTTGCTCAAAGGATATATTGTAGTCCTTTGCTATATCTGTTAATCTTCTTTTTGGCATTAATAACCTCCAGTTCCCCTAGTTGTTGATAATAATTGTTTGCCTGTTACATGGTCAGGTCCCTCACCGCCATTTGTCATTCTTAAATATCTAATTAAATCGAAGAAGTCTTTTAGGGCTTCATCCATTTTTCCATTGCTTCCGTAATTAATTAAGGAATCAATTAAGTTCCCGCACTCCTCGTGCACGTAGCATATAGGTCTATTAGCGGAATCCACAGGAATATTTGGGTTGTAAGTAAACCATTCGTCCAGTGCACTGATTCCTACCTCTTCTCTTCTTCCGTCGCTTGGAATAAAATTCATACCGAGCTCGTCAAAGGATCTAAATAAATCGTCATTGTTTTCGTTCTCCTTTGCAAAGAATCTGGAGTCCCCGATTCTTTCATAAATCTTTACTCCTATCTCATCTTCAATCTCCTCAAAGAGATCCACGTACCCCTGTACGTTTAGTCCAATCTTTTTAGCTGCTGGTCCGTATCTCCACTTTGGATCCCCGAACAATGCCCACTCCCCATACACATCTCTCTCTGGGAACTCCTTGCGAATATATACGTATCCATCTGCATCCACAGCTGCCCAGATAGCTGAGTAGTTTCTAGCTCCAGCGGGGTCCACTACCATGTAGCAAGTAAACTTGTCCTTCTGGCTTATATCTGGGAACTTCATACCGTATTTGTTTTCTGTATCAGAAAGTACATTTACCTCCGTATTAAATAATGGTAATAGTGTAGTCATGGACTTCACGGGTACTCCGTACGCGCGCACCATAATATCGTCCTCTGTCCCATTTAATAAATCCTTCTTTATTCTTTCGTATCCTCCAAATGGATTCTCATCGGAGTGCAGGTACACAACAGAAGCATCGCGTTCCGCAGAGTACTGTCGTACTGGTAACTTTTTATTGCCTAGAAGCTCTGCTTCTCTATCCTCTAAGGTTTCTGCACCTTTCAGGTACTCATTTATAAATGGAGTATATCCATCTATAGGAGTGAACCCTATAAGCAGCTTTGAGTCCCTTGTAGCTAATCTAAATCTTAAAGTATTAACTAGC